GCAAAGTTTGGGACTATCAGCCAAACGATGGGCGACGCTGTAGACAAAGCATTGACAAAGGGGGCTATGCGTATTGCTACCAATGCAAAGAAACGGGCGCCAAAGGATCGCGGCGGTCTGGCATCAAGTATATCAGCAGACACGTCAACGTATTTAGATAAAAGGGTTGGGGCAAATGTATTTTACGCTGCTTTTATTGAATTTGGTACCGGTAAATATGCGGCGCAATATGTGGCAACTTTGCCGCCAGACTGGAAAACATACGCGGCCACCTTTAAGAAATCCGGCGACGGCGGCACATTTGATGACATGGTGCAGGAAATTTACGACTGGATACGGCGCAATAAAATAGGGTACACCTACAATATACAGACGAGGAGACGCGACAGGGTAGGGAAGCAGACAGGAAAAACGACCGACATGGCAAGTGCGTACTATATTGCAAAAATGATTTTGTTAAACGGCATAAAGCCGCAGCCGTTTTTTTATCCGGCTTTCAATGATGAAAAGCCAAAGATTGAGGCCGAAGTTTTGGCAATTATAAACAAGTTACTACAATGATAAGCATACACCGGGCTTTGAGGACTGCAATACGTGACCGGCTTTTGCCTTATGGCTTTGCCGTTTACAGCGGCCAGGTACCGGCAAGTGAGCAGGGAACATACATTTTATTATCCGATGTTGACGTGACCGACGAAAGTACCATGAGCACGCAGGATATTTCAGTGAATGTACAGATAGGCATTTATGGCAAGCAGAACCTGGCGCCAAACAGCGACGAAGTGGAAGATATTGCAACCGATGTGCTGAGTGAATTGTACCCTACCCCGGACGCAATTGTCGAGGTTGATGGCTTTCAATGTACGGGCATGAGCCTGGTGAGCAGTACGGAGCAAACCCTGAATTTAAATTCTTCGCAAATATCAAACAGATTCATTACTTTTAACTTAAAATACTTTTACAATGGCTGAGCGTAAAATCCGGAAAAATACATATTTCCTTTTTATTGACCCCGCTGCTGGTACAAACTATGAGCTTGTAGTTTGCCTGAATAACTTTACATTTAATGGCACTACAGCCGTAAACGATGCGTCGAGCATGTGCGGCCCCGACAGTTCACCGGGCGACATTTCAAGCTCCATCAGTTTGGATGCGCAGTTTATGATCGACCCGGATACCGGCAACACAAGTGCAGCAGATTGTTTTGACCTTTGGCAAAACAGCACGATTTTTACCTGGAAGATAGGTAAAGCAGTGCCTGAAACCGACGACGTAACAAAGACTGGCAGCGGCTATTTCAGCGCCTATACCGAAACGCATACAAAGGATGGCGTTTCCGGATTTACTGGCACCATCACAGTGAGCGGCGACATTACTCAAACTATCGAAACAGGGTCATAATGGAACTGGATATATACGGTAAAAAAGCGGGGTTGAAAATATCCATGTGGCTGGCTGACGAAGATCGCTATGCTAACATGGCGGCACAAAAGCCAAACAGCAGGATATGGGAGGCGGCGGCGCTGATTATCATTTGTTACCACAACTGGTGCAGGTACCAGCGTGTAAAGCCGGAAATAAGCAATGACGACTTTGAGCTTTGGGTTGACGAAAAGCTGAGCACTCCGGAAGGTAAACAGGAAATAGCAGATTTGACTGTTTCGATTGTGCAGCAGATAAATTCTTTGGGTGACGGCGTGGAAAAAAAAATGATACCGGAGACCCAGCCGATTGGCGAGCCGTCAGAGAGTTTGCTTTTGGCGAATGTGGTTTAAAGCCACACGAATATTATGACATAGACTTTGCAGACTTCCGCGATTTAGCCGCCGGGGTTGAAAAAAAGATACAGCGTGAAACATTAATTCATAAATCATTACGTAAGATGGCCTTCCTTAACTTGTTACCACATGCAAAGGAGGGCCTTTCTTTTGGCGGCTTTTGCCGGGACTATTGGCCGTTACCTGGTGACGATGAAGTGCAACCGGATAGATATGACCCGAAGATAGACGCTGAAATTTACGAGCAAATGATAAAGGCCCATAACTTGAAAATATCAAAAGGGAGGCGCAAAGATGGCTAATACCGGACTTGAAATAACATTAAAAGCTAATTCGCAAAATTTTGAAGCGGCACTAAATAATGCAAAAAAAGTAATTGATTCGACTGTCGTGGCAGTTGATAAGATGGAAACTGCATTAGATTCTACAGGCGCATCAATATCAGGTTTTTCTGGCGTAGCATCTCAATCATTTGATAAAGTTGCAGATTCTGTTTTTGCTGCAGCTAATGCATTTAATGCGCAATGGGAGCCAATTGTGCAAAAAGCTGAGGATGACGCAAAAAAAACAACTGTAGCTATTACTACATTAGCTGATAGAGTTGCGAAATTTGGCGGTGGCGTTAGGGCATTTTCTACAGGGGTATCAACAGCACCTCCGGCATTAAAGCAAGTATCGAAAAATAGTAACGAGGCAGCTCTTGCTTTAAGCAACCTGGGCCGTATTGCACAGGATGCGCCGTTTGGGTTTATCGGTATTGCCAATAACTTAAACCCTATGCTCGAGAGCTTTCAGCGATTGAAAGCAACAACGGGCACGACAGGCAGCGCGCTTAAGGCATTGGCCGGGTCATTGGTTGGGCCTGCTGGTTTGGGCTTTGCGCTATCCATTGTTTCATCGGCGCTGGTGGTATTTGGGGATAAACTTTTCGGGAGTAAAAAGCAGGCGGAAGAGGCAAAAAGCGCTTTCGATGGCATGCTTGACAGCGCGGCAAACGAGGCTTTGAAGTTGCGCGAGAGCTTTGCACTGATTACAGATGCAAACGTGCCACTGGAAAACCGGAAAAACATTATCAAAGACCTTCGCAGTGAGTACGGTGTTTACCTTAAAAACATATCCGACGAGGCATTACTGACCGGCCAGGCGGCAAGTGCTTACGACCTTATAAACAATGCCATCCTTAAAAAACTGCAACTACAGGCGGCAGAGGAAAAGATTTTGCCGCTTATAAAAGAGCAGGTTAATCTACAGTACGAATTAAACAAGCTGCAAAAAGATGGCGCTGACCTTCGCCGTTTTATTGACGCAACGACAGGGGCGAAAGAGTTTAAGGTGCAGGCCGATAATGCAATTGCCATCAGAGACAGTAACAGGAACCTGGCTGATCAGCTTTCACTGCAAAAAAGGATTGCGCTGGTAGGTAAGGAAATAAACAATTTGTTTTCTACGCTTTCACCGCTGCTGCCATCTTCCGAAAGGGCAACAAAGGGCATAACTGTTACCGTAGATAAGGAAAAAACAAAGACTGAATTTGTTACCAGGTTAAAAGAGCTATCAACCGAACTGGCACCTATACCTGTAAAGATTGAACCATTTGCAGGCGTCGGTATGGATGGCAGTATAACGCGGGAGGAAGCTAATTTCTTATCAGGCCGCAGCTCAGTACTGGAAAACCTTAACCAGCTTATTGAAAATATGGACTTTGATAAGCTGCAGGAAAAAATGCGTAAAACGGCTGACCTGGCCATCAACTTTTTGGCGCCGGCTTTTGACGCTGCTTTTGACGCAATAGAAAACGGTAAAAATGTATTTCAGGCCGTCGGTGAAGCATTAAAGCAATTGGTAATTGAACTGATAAAAGCAGCCTTGCAATCGGCAATCGTATCCCTTTTAATCAATAGCATTTTTCCGGGTGCGGGGGCGGCTTTTAGTTTCGGTAGCCTGTTTGCTCAGATTGGTGGCTTACCAAAATTTGCACAGGGTGGCATTGTACCACCGGGTTACCCTAACGACAGTTACCCGGCTTTACTTTCATCCAATGAAGCGGTTATACCACTTGACCGGCTCGGCAGCATGATGCAGACCGGCGGCTCGTTTCCGGCATATCTTCCGGCTTTTGAACTGAGGGGCGATGTGCTCAGAGCATGGTACCAAAGGGCTGAAAATTCATACAGGAGGCGCAATTAATGGCATACGGTACAAAATACACAATACTATTTAAGAGCAGAACGGGAGAGCTATTGACGTTTAATATACAGGCTCGGGATTATACCGGCGTGGTGGTTGAATTACTTGGCGCAATGCCGGCCGTGGTATTGCGTAAGGATCAGGATGACCCATTCGAGCCATACCAGGCAACAACGTGCGAAGTAACATACATTAATGAATTAAATGTGCCGCTATCCACTTTTTTTACCGAGGACGATAGATACTGGCGCGGCTCACTGGAAAAACGCGACGGCACAATAATTTGGCAGGGCTTTTTAATCCTGGACGATTGCGAGGAGGCGTTTACCAGCGCGCCTTACCGGGTAAGGCTGCAGTTTACCGATGGGCTTGCCGAGGCGAAGCAATTGCCGTTTAATGAAGCTGCAGACGCCAGCGGCTATACTGATTTTGCAGAACGTGAGGCAATAATATCTTCCGGCGTGCTTACCATCACAGATTTTCTATTTGACCCCGAACTGGAAGCGGGCGACACAATTATAATCGACGGCGGCCCATATACTATTGATAGTTACGCGCTGAGTGCATCCAATGTGTTAACAATAAACGTTTCCGGCTTTACCAGCAATGGTATATACACAGTACAGGTAAGATACCGCAATAATTACCTCACTAAAATAACGCTGCTTTCTTTTATCAGGATACTACTTAACAGCACCGGGCTCACAGAAATACCTTTGCGGGTATTTTGCGGCTTATACGAGGTTGACACCGACGACAGTACAGACCGCAACTGCTTTGAACAAACCAGAGTATTTGCCGGCATGTACCTGAGCGACGACGGGCAATGGGATGACATGTATGCAATCGTAGAGGATATTTTGCGGCGTTTTAATTGCGTGATGGTGCAGGCCGGTGGCTACTGGAATTTAATCAGATGGACTGAGGCGTTTCGTTATACCGATGGCGACATACAGGGCATGGAGTACGATGCAGATTACAGCGCCAGGGCGGCTACTACACTGGCACCGCTGTATGAGGATAGCGAATTGATACAGGCCGACGCAATTGCAAAGCTTACCCGGGCTTACTCAATGACAAAGGAAACGTTTAATTACGAGCAGCCAAAAGAGTTGATAAGGAATATCAATTTGCAGGAACTGGGAACGTTACTGAGCACCACAACAGACGGCGACGGCAATACGGTAAAGGATTACGAGGCGCCGTATTGGTTTGAAACAAATTTAGGCGGGTACAACCCTGGCATTTATATACGGGTAATTACTTCACCAGACGGCCAGGAGGTGGACCGTTACCTGGTAATTGACGGCGCTATCTTTGGCGGTCCTTATGTTCGCAGCAGTAAAATGTATATGCAGGTAAACGACCGCATAAATGTAAGTTATGAAGTGCGCACCAGTGATTCACAAACCGGCTCAATATCATTGACACAAGAATACCGGGTGGTGGGCGCCAGTACGATAAAAATGCGTTGGAACGTAAGCGACCCGGATGGATCCTGGGGCGCTACCGGCGGTGTGCAGATTGAAGTCGATGCAAGTCAAAATACAGAAAACTGGTTTGCTTTCGCTACCGAAAGTTTGGGCGTTACCGTTGATGGCTATTTTGATATCGGGCTCGGCCAGCTCGACGCAAACGGCACGATAAACGAAACGCACTATAAAAATTTCAGGATTGAATACATACCATACATTGAGGACGGCAGGCGGGTAATAGGACACTACCATGAGCAGGAAAACGATAATGATGCACGTACAAAGTACGATGAAACGATAGTGATGGATGACAGCCCGAGGCAAAGCATTGCAGGCAGTTTGTTTACAAATGAAGTAACGGCAGGCGAATATAATACACTGACTGCAGGCTGGAAATTACGCGACTTCATTGGAGGCGGGCCTGGTGCAAGGCTCGGGGAAATTGTCACATACGAGCGTGCGGGTTTGCGTAGCAGGGTACGGAAAAGGATCGAGGGAACTTTTGCTTTGCCTGATATTGATATAAACATGGCCTCGCTGCTTTTCTTATCCGATAAATACCTAATTTTAGGCAATGCGAGCATCGACTACAGCAATGCGACAATGACGAGTGAAGTGCATGAGGTTTATGCAGATGGCGAAACGGAGTTTACTGATTTGGTTTATACTTTCGATTACCTTTATCAGATAACGTAATGAGCATAGTAAAAGGGCGCAATGTTATATTATACGTGAACGACGGTAGCGAGTACCGGCCGGTATGTTGCGCTCGTGAGGCATCGCTTGACACGGAAACAAGTATCGATGAAACGAGCACCGACGACACTGGTAGATGGCGCACTTACCGGGGCATGAGAATGGGATGGAGCGTTACGGGTAGCGGCATTGTGAGCCTTGACACAAATATGACCATCGCGGAGTTGCGCCGCTTTCAATTCTCACTTACCCCGTTATATATCAGCTTTGAAGCTGAGGACGCAAACGGGTTGAATGAAGTGTATCAGGGTTATGTTCTTATTCAATCGGTAAGCACCAATGCGACGCATAACGCACTATTTAATTACAGCTTTACAGCACAGGGCACTGGTGAGCTGCTTATAACAGAAACGCCGGTAGACCCCAACGAAAGAGAGGGCGGTTTTATGATATACAAATACACGGGTACTGGTTCCGAAACGGATGGAAGCGTATTACCGGCAATACCTGACCTTGCAGGCAAAACGGTTAAGTGCATTACACGGGATGGCATGTACTACCGGCTGGTAAGTAGCAGCCCGGTTGAAAAGCAATTCACGTTTAACACAAGTACAAACGTAGTGACCTTTGCAGCAGAATTGCCGCCTATACAATCGGGCGAAATGATTGACATATTTTACACATCAGTTTAATTATGAAACGGATATTCACACTGCTTTTTTTAATGCCCCTATTTGCAATAGGGCAATGCGATACGGTTACCGGGTTGACAGCTACCGGCGTAGGGCATGCATCGGCAACTATCAGCTTTACGGCTCCATCAGCGTCATTGTACTTTGTGTTAATTTACAACGGGACCAGGCAGAACGTAAACGACCCGGGCGGCCCTTACCCTGCACTGGTTACCGCTCCGCTTAACAGCTTGACACCGTCGACGGCTTATACCTACACTATTGTAAGGTACTGCACCAGCTCGGATAGTGCAGAAAGCAGCGATTACTATTTTACAACCACAGCACCACCATGCGACACAGTTACCAATGTGGCGGCCAGCGTTACCAGCAACAGCGTATCCATCACCAGCACGGCGGCGGCTTATGGCGACAGCTATGTGATATACTATGTAAGGGATGGCCAGACAGATACAACGACCGAGGCGGGTGCGGATGAAGATTTCCAATTAGCAAACCTTCGGCCAAATACAGTATATTGGTATCAGATTGGTACGATATGCGGAAGCGACACAACCCGTAACACCCGGCGATCATTTACAACCAGCAACAGCCCGGCATACACACCGTCGTATAACTTTGGATGGCAGTATAAACGGCTGGCGGCTGACAGTACTTTGAACATACCTACTATGAGCGCAGCAAGTTTGAAAAACGGCAAAAATGATAAGGCTGCGATTGCTTTCGATACTACAGCCGGCGCGCTAGAGGTATTTAATCCATTGACGCAAACCTGGGGCGCGGTAGGGGCCGGCGGTGATTCTGTTTATGTTAAAAACGATTCGATTCTTGTAAAAAAATACGGGTCTTCAGTTTACCTGGGTCGGTTGTCTGAAGCATCAATAAACCTTGGCCGCTATACAAGCGGCAGTGATACTGCGGCTAATACGAGCATGCTTTTGTGGCTGATTGATGCCGGGTTTAACAGAATTTACGTACCGGATAATATACCGGTTAACTATGAAAGCATAACAGATGGAAAGCTTGCTAATGTTAGCCTCATAAAAGGTACGAGTGCAATAACTTTTGGCAAGTCTGCTGTGCTGGGGTATCCTGCAAGTAATGATACACACCTTGCACTTCAACCCTTAAAGAAAAATAAGGTAACAGGGCTGTGGATCAGCGGTAAAGACCCATATCCGCAGGCTCCTGATGGTACAGGTACGTACAATACGCTAAAGATTGGCTGGGAAGACCTGGAAAAGCAACTGGAAGCAGGTACAGACCACTACGGCGATTTTGGCCTGACGTTGCAGAAGGATGGTTTTAATGGCTTTGGTGCAGTACGGTTTAACACCAAGGAAAACGGGGATTTTACCGGTGACTGGCCGAGCATGGAATTTACCTTCCAGAACAACAGCCCTACGTATAAGGCCATGACCATTGCTTTATTAAAGCCAATTGCTAATGCTGATGCCACCGGGCTTGGGTATAATTTTGGTGGAAGGGATAAGGCGTTCTGGTATGCCGGAAGGCCAACAACGACAGGACAGTACATAGTAGTCAATTACAATGTATATAAGGCAACAACCACCGGAACAACCGGAAATACAAAACCGGTGCATACAAGCGGTACGGTGAGTGATGGCGGCGTAAGCTGGCAGTGGATTGAGAATGTGGCCCCCAACATAACGGGCAAAAACTGGAGACCAACCGTAATTTTTGGTGCAACAAACAGTTTTGCAGCGGTACCATTTAACAGCGCTGCGGTTCATTTTGCCGAGCGATCTCTGGTATACCCGCAGATGGGTTTTGATTTTATCAACGGCACTAAGGACGCGGTGCTTGGAAGCATTGAAGCGCTAAGCCAGACTACTAAGGGGTTGAAGTTTATTGCCGACACGGCAACAGATAAATACGCGAGTATAAGCGACACGCGGTTTAAGTTGAACAATGTGCCCCTGATTCCTACTATACTGTCAAAGCCAAGTGGTGATACCACATTTTCAATAGCCACAGGAGATGTAGTGGCGTTTAATGATGCCATCAGTACAAACTTTAAGCGCTTTACAAACGGTATCACAGGCCAGCGGATTATTGTAAACTTTAACACAGCCAACACTACCCTTATAGAATCGGCTGACCTGAAACTGAATGGTGCCGGCATCATTAACCCACCCCCAAACAGTGCAGCCGAATTTTATGTGGAGAGCAACACATCTGTTCGATTAATAGGTCTTGCCTCTGCCGCTGATACGTCTACGTGCGGTTCTTCATTTGTTGACATAGATGGTAATGTGCAGGACAATGCATCGCTTGACAGCGCTCTTGCTACAAAAATAATGGGCATGGGCATTGCACAAAGAATGGCATTCTGGAACGGCACCAACAGTTTATCATCTGGCGCAAGCATTTTTATAGACTCTGCCAACAACAGGATAGGATTGCTGACCAATGCACCTACCCACACATTAACCTTTGCACAGGGTAATACCGGAATTGTGAACTACAACACGATTGACCAGGTTACTAATTATGAGCGTTTCAGGAGTTATTGGAACAGTAATGTATGGACAATGGCGACCGATGCTGCAGGGAGCGGTACGAACAGGCCGATTGCCTTTTCTGCGAACGGAAGCGTTTTTACCCTGGGTAACCCGAGCAAGGGGTTTGAGTTCAGCAGGAACGGTGCAAACATAGGGTCTATAGTAAATATTGGTAGCAGTACCGGCAATGCATTAACGGGATCATCCGGTGTACAGAGTGGACTGCAGATTGATCCGACTGTTAGCCAGACCGGAACAGCAGGGTATAACGGGTTGTATATATCCCCTTTTGAAAACAGTACAGGAAGCGGCAACAAATTACTAATCGATGCCGGAACTAACAGTGCCGCTCAGAATGGTGGCACACATACGAGTAAATTTTCTGTAGACAATGCAGGCAATGTTGTACTGAACAATACAGCAACAAATGGTGTGCGTTTGTTTAATACTACAGACCGAGTGACCAACTATGAACGGGCCTTATTTGCCTACAACAGCAACGTGCTGGAAATAGGTACTGAATTTGGTGGTACAGGAACTACCAGATCGGTAAGAATTGGAATTGCCTCCTCTGCGGGAAGCGGTATTGCAAACGGACAAAATATCCTTATACAAGGCGCTGCGCCATTGGTGGGTATTAATCATGGGAGCACCGGGCTTACCGGTAACCTTTCAGTTATAACCGGCACTTACCAGGCAAATAGCGGAACACAAACAGTCTTGGCAATTACTCCGACAATTAACCAGACTGGTACTGCAGCTTATGAAGGGCTTGTAGTAAACGCAACCGAGACGGGGACTGGTAGCGGCTCAAAAACATTACTGAGACTTGCCACAGGTGGCACAAACCGGTTGCTGGTGGACAATACCGGTGCAATGACCGGTGACAGTTGGTTGTCTTTGACAAACACATCAGGAAATGGATACATACAAATTGCAAACGGAACCACACCGGGAACCCCGACCTCGGCAATAAGGGTGTATAGCAATGCAGGTGGGTTTTCCTTTGTTAATTCAAGCGGAGATGTAGCCTCTATATATGCCAGCACAGGAACAGCGACATTTACCATCCCGGCAGGAACCAATACCGCTGCAACCCTGACTGGTGCGCAGGCGCTGACGAATAAAACAATTGATGGCGGCAGTAATACGCTCAGTAATATTTCATCTACGTCACTTGCTACAGCCGCAGCCAGGGGCTATGCACTGCAGGCAACACATGGTTCATCCAACTACGCTGCATCAACTGTATACTACTTTGGAAACATGGGAGGTAATATTACCACTGTAGCCCAACGTAACAAAATATACATACCGGCCAACGGCACTATCAAGAAAGCCTACGTGAGCTACTTTGTAGGCGGCACACTTGCCAGTACTGAGGCGATTACACTTGCAATAAGGCTTAACAATACCACTGATTACACTATCAACAACACGGCTACGCTGAACGCGGTTACGACAGACTTTAATAATGCCGCACTAAACATTGCGGTATCTGCCGGTGACTTTATTGAATTGAAGCTGACAACGCCTGCTTTTGTCACTGCACCAACTACAGTACGCTGCTCTGTTGTGCTGTTTGTTGAGTAATGTGACAGGCGTTAAAGTGAGTGACACAACGATGTTTAGTAGCAAATTAAAAGCTGGTTCAATAATGAAAAAAACAATAATTACGCTGATGCTGACAGCAATAATAACAGCAACAATTGCACAGACAAGGCCCGCTGGTTCGGGCATTCAATTAATATGGGCGCCGGAATATGGAGACACTATTTCTTCCGTAAGATCAATCCAGGGGTATTATATCTGGAAAAATGTGCAGCCTACACCAACAACATGGAACTGGAACGAGCTGCACAGCGACCTGCTTAGATCAAGGAATTTGAATAAGCCAATAGTTGTACAGCTAAATATGCCTGCACCCGACTGGATTGCTGATAGTGTTGCGATACTGGGAATAAGCAGGGGTGGCCCGGCTCCGCAGTTCTGGGATACGACATGGCGGAATATTTATACCCGTGTACTGGTAAAGTTTGCGCAGGAAATTGCTACCGACACAAATAAGCAAATGATTGTTGCGATCCGTGTACAGCCGAATGGCTACAACACGGAATACATACTCTATGATCCAACAGAATTTGACCAGGGCAACGTTCCAGACGAGGATGACTACAACACATGGCTTAGTTTTCCTGCAGGATACAGTGCCGGCAGCCCTAAATATCCACATAAGCGGACGGATATTGTTCCTGGTACGAGCGACATGTATTTTCAGCATTATATGAAGGCAATCAACGAAGTGTTTAAGGCGCAATTCTGGCCACTTGGAATTAAGACAGCCTGGCGTACCCTTTTGCTTGGTAATAATTTTACAGCAGGGTATGTTGATTCGATCTTTGCGAAAAAAGACAGTGTTATGACCCTTGATACCCGCTGCGGATTAAACCCGCAGGACGGGATGCCTAACCGATATGCACGCATGACAGCGCAGACAGACAGTTGTGAAGGTTACTGGGAGGATAGCCAGTATCCTTGGTACACCGATGGTACTTTTACGACGACGTATAGTCAGCAAAAAAACATAGGATGGCGGAATTTTTTCAGACTTGATGCAAAGATTGCTTATTGTGCCGTATATGGAAGCCACATTACTTACGATAGCAGTTTTGCATTTGTAAACAAGTATGCGGGGTATGGAAGGTTGCCTAAGTTATCGCCTGGTGCGTGGGTTGTATTTCATGGATCGGCAGTAAAACCGGATAATCTGGGCATGTTTATACGGCAATCAAATCTTGAAGAAACAGATGTTTTGACACATGTGGGCCAAGATTGGAGAACAGCCTGGATGAGGAAGGTTGATGCTAACAAAAGCATTAATCTATATTTTGATAACGATTTTTATTCTGCGGTGAAGTGCAAAAAGTGCACAATTAGAATAACATATTGGAATCAGGCAGGTCAAAACTGGAAATTTGAAGGTAAACCAGAAGTTGTAGGGTCAGGCAGCGGATCGGTTGAGACGGTAATATATAGCAACTACCGGTTTCGCAAAAAAACGTTTAAGATAAGCGCTACAAGTGGGGAGCCAATATTACACATGGTTGAAATATCAAAATTATAATCTATGAAAAAATCACAATTCGGGAAAATAGACATTGGGGATTTGGTAAAAGGTATGATTGTGGCAGGCATAATGGGCGGCTTGGTAAGCATTTACGATATACTGCAAAGCGGTATATTACCGACAAAAGAGCAGCTACTGAAAGCCGGCATGATTGCGCTTGCTGCTGCTATTGCTTACCTGCTCAAAAATGTGTTTACCAACAGCGCTGACGAGTTTGCTAAAAAAGAGCCGGCAATATTGCCGACCGTGGCCGGGCCGACGCAAACACCAACACAGCCGACGCCAGGTACTTCGCAGCCATCGACCGGAAGCGGCGACAGGCCGCCAGTACCGCCAGTAAACCCGTGATT